GCTCTCCTCAAGTGCCGCCGCCTCCAGATCCGCTGCCTCATTAACAGCGAGCCTAACGCTCTCGTAGTCATCAACCGCTGGCGTGGGCACCTCTTCGGGCTCCTCCTTCTGAAGCGCGTCGTACTTGGCGTTGATTCTGCCGGCCTTGTACATCATGGCCGTTCCCATCGCACCAACCTGGCCGACAGCCTTTACAATCCCTTGCTCAAGCTGCTTCTTTGCCTTGATGGTCGCCCGTTGTGCGGCTATCTGATCCTCTAGCTGCTGGGCGAGATACTTCCTTTTATCTATTTGCTCCCTTGCCCTTGCGTCACCAGCGGCCCCCGCGCCCATGGCAGCCAACTCCGCCCTCCTACCGGCAAACCTCTTCACATCAGAACCATGGAGGTACGGCGACCTCCCACCGCGAGACCTAAATCCCGCTACCGCGCCCTCTGGCTCTAGGTCCCTGAGTTGTCGCGCCGCACTTGCCTTTTTCGCCAGAACCTCTCCATGCTCCCTCATACCGACCTCTGCGCCGAACGCAGAGTACGGCATCAGTGGCCCACCAAAGTCGCCAAGTAGCTTTTCGTATTTTTCATATGCCATAGTTGGTTGCCTACGGTGCCGCTATGCTGCTTGTGGCACTCCCTTTGTAGCTTGCCGAATACGACGTTGCAGTCAGGTGCCTAGCCTTGCTTCTTACTACTGCCCAGCCAACTTCTGCTGCGGGAAGGGCGGTGTGAATAGCGCCATCTTTATCCCTTGATTCCAGAAATTCGCCGTAAACCTCTACCCAGTAGTCAACAGCGCCCCCGACTCTGGTGTCTTCTTCGGCAATAGTTATCTGGTCTAAAGCACAAAAGCTCACTGTTGCCCCGCGTCGTTTCTGCTGAACGGCGTCTGTGTCGGTTGCATCCGCCGTTATCTCCATAAGGCGCTTAATTATTCTCGTTTCCACCTCTGTTTTCACGGGGCTGCCCACCTCTGACTTGAACAGCTTGAATGTGAGTTGCAGCCCAGGGAATCTGACTTCCGCTGGAGTGAGAGTGCTAAGCGAGGTTGCCGAAAGCACGTCCGTCTGATCCTTGCCGTTCCAAAGAATTGCATCGATCTCAATCTGAGCCTGTATCTCAACCACACAGCTACTTGGAACCAAAACCCTTGTCGCCGCCTCTTCAACCGTGAACTTGTTGTCGTGTGCGCCAAGGTGTTCAAATGTGTTGGTCGAGGAAGCGGCCCGAAACTGAAAGACCCAAATGGCCTCTTCGTTCCATATAAGCTGCCTAGCCCTGTGCGTTTCCGTAAGCGACCTTTCGTGAAAACTTACAAGACTTAGAACCGCATCTTCCCCAAAGTTGCCCCTATCGACCTCCCCATCAATAGAGTCCTCAAGGTCTAAAAAGCACTGCGTTACCGGGCGATGAGAAAGCGCTTGCCCGTGCCAGACTTTGAACAACTGTGGGATGTATGTACTCATTACCTTCTAATGGCCCTTACCACGACCGTAGACCTTTTGATCTTTGCAGTTGATGCTGCCGCCGCGCCGCTTCCAGCGTAGTCAGTGGTCTGCGTATACAGAGACACCTTAAGCGATGTCATGTCGGCGCTTGGTGTCGCTGGAATATACGGGGCAGCAAGAACAAGCTGCTGCCTCTCCATGTATCCGGTGTAAAAATCATTCGACGGTTGTGCCTCGTTCTTGGCCGATAGGGTTATTGATCGTATTGGGTTCTGTATATAGGCCAGGTTGCTGTCGCGAACTTCCGGCAGAGCAACGGTGCCCGAATGCGGCGTGATGACCCTCATTGCGAACCAGTACCGCGCGTCTATCGCCGTTAGGCCCGGCCCATCCAGCCAGCACATATCTTCTATCTCAAGGAATATCTCTATAAAGAGCGGAATGTTTGGAACGTCCCTCGTTGGATCTCCGAAGGTGCAGTTCCACCTCTCCGACCAACTGCTATTCGGTATTGCGAAGTCAGTGGTAACGGAATCGTAAAAGAACGACTTGTAGTAGCCGTCGGTAACAGTCGCTCCCGTGACAGCCGTGAGGTCATCTAGGTGGCGCGTGTTAATAGCCCCAGGCTCCACGCTGGCGTCCACCATCCCGTTCGCGGCAGCCTGGATGCGGTGGAAGTTCTCCCTTACCTTGGTCGCGTTAAGGTCTTCTCCAGGCTCTATGAGATGCCTTAGCCCAACATTGTGATCGAATGACGACGGAGCAGCCATTACCTTGTGTACCCGTAGCAGTAGAGGTATGTGTTGCTAATCTTCAGAACAGGCTCGGCGGCGTCAGCCACCCTAAACGTCCTGTCTCTTATCTGGGCTCCGATTCTATTTACGCCTGGCCTTATAATTACTGTTCCATGTAGATGGAACGGCATCCAGCCCTCATTGGCAGTGCAAGAAAAGGATCCCATCTCGTCTAGCGGCCTGTTGTTGACCATTATTCGGACATCAAACTCGCTGATGTATCTCTCTTCCGGGTTCGGGACCCCCTGCTCTGGAATCTGGGTCTGCCCGTTTAGAATGATATGTAGGCGCGTTGCCTCCCTGACCTCTAGGTTCATCTTAAGTCGCAGCACCGCGCTCTTTTGGAGCCACTCCCACACCGTGTTTCTGTTTGCCTCGCCTTCTGCGCCGCTGTACGCATTTGCCGCAGTCTGAAGTGACTGCGTGTAGGTCCCTGAGGGCTGCTGCACCTCCGCAAACAGGGTTCCTTCGGTGGGATCGTTTTCCCCAACCAAGGACGTGGACCTCATGTACGCGCTGCCGTATGAATCCCTAATCAACTCATACGGAATTGACGCGCCTTTGGCGTTGTTTTGATCCACGCCGCCATCAACAGCCGCCATTGCGCGGTTCATCTCGCGCATCAGGGCCTCTGCGTCAGCTATGTGACCGGGTAGCGGAAACTCCTTTGCCCTGTAGTGCATGGCTATCCCAACGCCCTTTCAAGGTTTCTCACGGCTCTAGATACCTGCGTGCTGTCCTCCAAGTCGCTAATCTTCGGAGACCCGTTCCTTGTTAGCGCCCTGTTTGCAGCAGACAGTAGATCCGACGTTACCAGCGAAACCGGAATGCCAAGGTCCGTCTCGGCAACGAGGCCTGCTAGCTTTTTAACATTGCGATCAGGCATTGCTACGAGCCCGCTTCTCTTATTCCGTCTGTTCCCCGGCTTCTTACCCCATGATCCTCCAAGAAGAGGTGCCAGCCAACTAGCCTCCACGGCTCATAGAGCGGCCTTGTGGCTGGCTGGATTTGCTGCACCCGAACGCCAGCGGGCGGATCGGGGGTATGTTCGCCAAACACGGCCCCCTGTTCCTGAAGCATCATTGAGCCTGGCGATGAGTCGTTTGTGTGAATCAAGTGCGGAAGCGGGATAGCCGACGTATGAACGGTGCTTGCAACAACATCGGGGGCCGGCTCCTTCTCAACGGACCCCGTGTGGAACCTAAACCTGATGCACTTCCCATGCGCCTCTTCTAGATCGATCATCTTGCAGACCACCCGACGCTTATCCCATTTCTGGCCGCCACCCGCGTCCCACAGCAAGGCGTCTCCATCGGGGTCCGCCATTGCCCACGTAGTCGCGTCGTCGGCCTGAAGGTTGACCGTGGTTGAGCCCGCCGCCCTTCTGTCGTCCCAGTCCAAACACCATTCAACGTTAAGATCAACGTTTCCCGTTTGAACGAAGTAGAGAGCGATCTTGTAGAAGCGCTTGTCTGTGTTGGGATCTCCAACCTCCATCCACTCGGTTTCGTAGTCTCCGAGTATTGGCCCGCCTATGTCGTACCTAATCCCGGCGTAGTCGTGGAGGTATGGAATCGGTTGCGGCGGGAAGCTCTCAGGCCAGGTTGGGGTTCCAGGCGAAACCGTCTCTGGCTCTTCCCCAGAGGCTGAAGACGACTCGGTTACAACCGTTGCCCCGGTGAGTGGGTCAACCGTAATAGTGTGTGTTGTCGTTTCTGTCCAAATACCGGATGCAACACCAGAGTAAGAAGCCTTGTCTATCTGATGACCGCCGCCCCAAAGGTACAGATCGGGGAAGCCGCTACCGTTGTTGTACAGCGCTACTATTGACTCGCCCTTGTAGGATATTCCGTGGGTCACTTCCCTGCCAGAAATGCGGCTAAACGCGCCAGTGTCTGTTTGTATTACCCAGACCTCATTGTTTTCTGAGCCTGGGTTTGCGCTGACAGCCAAGTAGACACGCTCGCTAGCCGCGTCGGCCCACATCACCGCATTGTCCCTGGAGAACTCGGGAAGGTTCCTAACCATCTTGTCTAGGATTTTTGAGATCCTAGTAAACTTGCTTCCGTCAAAAACGTGTATGCCCACGTCTGACATAAAGTATGTTCTGTTGTCTATGCTTGCTACAGCGCGGTCGCTTATCGAACCAAACGTAGCCTGCAACGGTGTCACGACCGGGTACTCTGCCTTGTCGTGCGTGACTAGGTAGGCGCTGTTTCTCTTAAACACAATGGCGTAGTCTTGGGCAACCCCCCAACCAGTCAACCGATCCGCATCGTTTGCGTTCACCTCGATGAACGAGGTCACACTCACGGCCTCTGGTCTATGGAGGGTTGAGTAGTACAGAATCGACGGCTCGTTTGACACGCCGCCGTAGTACGTTCTGCCCCGAAACGGGAAGGCCCAGGACGCCATCGGAGGCGGCATGTTCTCACCGATTGGTGGCGCTGGGTCAACCGAGGACTCAGCCGGCCTTCTAACATCAAAGTGGGTTCTGGCCCTTGGCCCAAGACGCCTTGGCAGGGCGGTAGGAAGCTGGCCGTTTATGCTCCTGTAAATGGCCCTTTCAACAATGTCTTCCTGATCTGGCGAGTCGCCCAAATCCAAAAAGACCATCGCGGCCCTGTCGGCCCAGGGAACGGCGTCTCCTGGGTCTGCCGTTGTGTGTATAAAGCTGTCCGTGCTGGCACCCGACGTGTACTGATTTCCTTCGGCGCTGGCATTTGTTTCGCCAACAGACGCCAGTGGCCTAGGCTCTAGCTCTTGTTGCTCAGCCCGCCTCTGCTCTTGCCGGCGTTCGCCAATCAGTACCCCAACAGCCTTCTGCTGCTCTCCCTCCCCAATGGTGAGCCCGAAGTACTCGTTCATAAATATTACGTTGGACGCAGCAGATAGCTCCGACTCCTGGCCGTACTTGTTTATGAACGTCTGGTAGTAGCGAAGCCGTATTGACGCCGCGTCGTCTATTCCTATCGAAGATGTCTTGAAGAATATGTCCTTGGTTCCCCTAAGAAACCTGGCCCGAATCGGCTCCGGCGGGGCATTAATCCCAAGGCTGGTCAGCACCCTGCCATCCCACTTCAGGGCCGCATGCCCGCCAACCAAGATGATCACAAACTGACCGACATCCACAAACCTAGGGTAGACCCTGGGCCTAACGTCCTTGGTTTGGATCTCTATCGTCTTTAGCAGCCTGACATTGTTGCTTTCAAGAACGCCAATCTTGATGGTGTCCGCATCGCCCCAGGCGACCATAAGCTCTACGGTCTCGCCCCAGGTAAACGTCCCTACAGTGAATATCTTGTTCCTTGCGTTTGGCTCTGAAAACGGGTTGTCGCTTCTAGTCCACGTCGTCGTCGTGACATCGCTCTCGATGTGACCAGAAAGGGGCGGTTGAGACAGGCCGGATGCTCCGGTGATCTGCGCCTCAACCACTGTCGGGCCCTTGGCGGCCAGGGTCTCGCCCGGAACCCAGTTGGACATCCTCCTGCGGACTTCTTGCTGCTGCTCTTCTTGCGGCTCCCACTTAACAAGAAGCCTGCAACCGTCAACCTTGACGATCTCGCCTTCCATGGTGAAGACGGCACCTAGAATCTTGTTGGCAGAGCCTCGCTGCTGCCAGATGCGGGTATCTAGGCCGACAGTATTAGACGGCTCAAAATACTCTGTCCGACCCTTGGACCTAGCCACATCAGGGCCCAGTGCCGTCCCAGGATCCGTGCCAGGCCTGCGGCCTGCCGGCCACCCTGGTCCTGCCGCCCATCACAACTCGATGGTCGCCATCCAGCCGGTCGTTCTGAATCATCCTGGCTATCCCCAATTCAAAGCGCTGGCGGGCCTGGTTTGCTCGACTCTGCTCGTCCTCCGCCTCCAGCATCAACGCCTCCGCACCGTCTAGCACGAGGTGGTGGAACGAGGCGTCAAACAGCGGGATGTCTGCGTCTTCTATAAGCCTCTGCGCCTCAAGCTGGTACAGAACCTTGACCTGATACCTTGTTGAAGGAGCGGGCCACAGCGTCATGTATATAGTTGACGCGCTGTCTGGCGCTCTATTGCCCAGGTCTATGTCGGGTCGCGTGTCGTGCGCCCCGGTCCCAGAAAAGTCGCTGTCAACCAACGGCGCTGAGGTTACTACGTCACCGACAGTGTTTGGGAGAAGCGTGTCTGAGCGGTCAAGGCCGCCGGCTGCCGCGTTCACCTGCAAGTGAAGCGGCGTGCTGCCCCCATCCTTGCTCCTGTACAGCTTCACGGCAAGCCCGTAGAGGCTTGGGTCGTAGTCAAGGGTAAGCACCCCAACCCCCAATCCCAGGTCTGTATTGTCCACCAGGAACTCGGGGCCAAGAGCCGACTCTGCTCCAGACTTGATGTCTACGTGTGCCGCCCAGTATCTGTACTTCGATCTTGCCCCGAGTGGGCTTGGGCCGGTGGCTGGCGTGTAAACGCCCAGGGGGTAGGTGGACGACTCCTTTATTGAGAGGGCGTTTAGCGGCGGAGGGATGGGCTCCTTCCTCACCACAGAATACGCACTCGGCCTACCCGTGGAGGTAAGGTCGCGCATAGTCATGTCTGCCGGTGAAATAGACCCCAGACCCGTGGTGCCGATGCCGCCGACAGTAACCGTTACGCCACCAGGCGATACGTTGCGAGAATCGGACACAACGATAGCCTCAACGATCCTCTCTGCGCCAAGAGGCAGAGCAAGCTCGTCGTGGTAGACCGTGGCGGTGTATGTCCCAGACGAGCCTATAAACGGCTGGTCTAGCCACCAAATCTCCCTTGTTGTAGCCGCAGTTGGTGCCGCAGTTTCTACGTCCGTGTCCTCTACCCGAAGAGTGCGGTAGACGTGCCCGTTTATCTCTATCCGCCGATCCCTTGGTCTGCACTTGTAGCCCAACCTTGTGGTTGGCATCGACCCCTGCGGGACGGTCACCTTTGTCCAGTCTTGGGTGCAAACAACGTCGTCGTATGTCTCTGTGGCGAACGTTTGCGCCAAGTGGATTCGACGCAGCCATCCCCACTTGCGCCTAGAGCAGATGTCTAGGTAGGCCTGATTGATGCGCCTGTTGAGCTTGGCGCTAGACTGCGAGAAGTCTTCGCGCCGCTCTTGGAGGGCCGTCCTGAGATCCGAAAGGTTCACAACGACCCCCCAAGAATCATCGCGTGGTCAGTACGCGACTATGCTCTGCGACGGTAACGAATCTGAACCTTGGGCCGAGACAGAGCGGCAACGGTTCCTGCCTCTGTGCAGGTAATCGTAACGCACCGATCCTGTGGAACCACTCGGTTCTGATCCGGCGTCATCACATAGGGCACGTACCCAGTGATTGCCTTGTCTTCCGTTGAAACCGCAGCCGCGAACAGGTCTGCGCCTGCTCCGCCAGCAGCAGACTTGTAGTCAACCATGAACGTCCATTTATTAGCCGCGTGAGCTGCGACTGTGTTCTCACAGATCAGCGTAACTGTCTCGATGTAGATGTCGGAGTCCGTGGACGCAAGGATAGCGAAGTCGGAAACAGTGGCGTCTATAGAGTGGTCTGTGTCGTCGCTATCAATCTCATAAAGATCAACAACGACATCTGTATAAATAGAAAACCCGTGAGGCGCGTATTCCTTTGACACGCGACTAACGTGTGGGGCTAGACTAGCCATTTAAATTCTCCTAGTCATGCTGCGGAGAGGGCGTAAGCCCCCTCCGCACACACGTTAATTGTTAGATCCGGTTATTCAAAACCCAGCACTTGACGGTCTCAACCCCGGTTCCACCGTGGTCTTCGATCATCACGCCTATGCCGTGGTTCTGGAAAACAAGAGCATGCGCTGCCGTACCCTCAAAGTCGCGGCTAGTAGCCTCTATCGCATGAACTGCGTCAGTGACCTTCAAGAGAGCAACAGGAGCGGTTGTGGCACCAGCCGCAGTCACCTTCGCATCGGCAACACCCTTGATACGGATCAAGAACTCGTCACCATTGTTTGCCGTTGCCGAAGTTGCAGGCAAATACGTCTTTCCAGGCGGCCCGAGTACCACGCCGACAGGCATAACCATCTGAGCCGCTAGGGCATCAGAGCTAGAGGCCAGGGTGACGCGAACGGCCTCATAGCCGCTGTCGCTATTGGGCTGGGCGCTGAGAGCAACCCAATCCCCAGGAACAAAGGTTGTTTCCGCTGTTACAGCAGCCCCACCAGTGCAGGTGCCGTTTCGGACGCCAATATCGACCGTAAGAGCCGATCCACCAAAATCATATCCAGACATTTGAGTGTCTCCTTTTTCAGCTTAAAACTGGACAGCGCCAGAGAAGTCGGTGCAACCCTGCCGCTTGAGGCTAGAGGTAGTGATCATGGCGGTAAGGTAAGTGTGGGCGATAATAACATCCGAGTTAGGCGGGGTCATAAAGTCCGTCATGCGGAAGTCGTCGCTAGAAAGAATAGCAAGCTGCATACCGACGCCAGTGGCCGCGCCCTTAGCCAGGGGGTTCTTCCCAGGAACTGAGAAATGCTCTGGCTTGAGGTTGAAGTCGTTGACGCCACGCTTGCCGGTCGTGGTCAAGAAGTAGGTCTGACCGGTAGCAGACAACTCATCGTCAGGCACAACCGGGGTGCCGTTGAAGAGGAGGTTCTGGAAACCCTGGTCCCAGAGAGCCTTGTCCCGCTCTTCCTGATTCGGAGCCACCAGCCGCTTGAAGAAGCGGTAGACAGCCGGGTCGGTGATGATGATGTCTGGATGGGTGCCCTTGGCAGAGCAGTCCATGTACACCTGTTCCCAGGCGTCCAGGCCATCAGTACCGAAAGCGGTAATCTGACCGTAGCGGTTGCGCCAGTTCACGTAGGTGCGCTTGTTGATACCACCAACGCTCGTGTAACCAGCCGACTGCTGGTCAGCGCCAGTGCCGTCGTCTTCAGGCCGGAACTCAATCATCGACTGCAAGCCGTTAAGCTCCAGAACGTTGCCAGTTGCGAGTTCCGCACCACCAGCCGCATAAACCTGGCGGTTGAGGTCGTTGATCATGCTGATCTTCGCAATCGCCAACTTGGACTGGAGAAGGTTCACGATCTGCTGGGGACCACGGTTCTGAGCAAGCTCAGTGTTGTCCACGACGATTGACGAGCGGTTCTTGTACCACGTCGGGTACCGGGCCAAATCAGGTCCGTCTTCGGGAGTGGTCGAGAACGTTGCGTAGGTGCCGATGGCTCCCACGTTCTGCGACTCGGTGAGAACCACAGGGAGACGGCACTCGGTACCACCCTGGTACTGAACGGCCCCCTGCCGGTAAAAGTGCCAAAGGAGCGGGTTGGCCTGGACTATTTCCATAGCCACAGTGTCCCGCTGCACATGCATCGTTGTTGAATAAACACGATCCAGTGCGAGAGCAGCAATAGTTGTTGCAGGCATTAGATTTCCTTAGTTGCCAAAGTTAACTCCCTGCTCCTTTAGCGCCCTAGTTGCGGCTTCAAGCGGGCTTTCTCGCCTACCCTTCCTCACAACAGAGCCTTGCCTACTGGCAACAGGAGCAGCCTCTTTTCGCTTCTTAGACTTGGCCGTGTTCTTCGCAACCTTCCGGCTCGACTGAGCCATCTTTGCTGCAAGTCTTACGGCACGATCAGGGTTGACCTCTGCGAGGTCAGACAGATCGGGATCGGTGTCGAGAATGCGCCCAACCTCTGCCGCCATAGTGGCGTGATCAATGGCTGGGTTTTCTTTAGCGAATCGTTGGTATGAGGAAACGACCTTCTGCTGTTGCGCCATCGGCTCAAGGCTTGTCAACTTTTCGTTAAGACCGATCTCTGCGAGACGAGCCTCAACCTGCTTGTTGACGTAGTAAAGGATTACATCTTCCGGCTTTGCCCCTCTTGCCAAGTCTGGCGGGGGTGCCTTCTCTTCCTCTTTAGCCTTCTTTGCCTCTGACTTTTCAAGGATGATTTGATCAACGACTGATCGCTGATCATCCAGGCGACGTCGCTCGCTCGCGATTGCCTGGGTTTTCCTTGTGTAGTCAGATTGACGCAGGAATCCCTTACTGAGCGCACCCTTGACATCTTCGGGGATATCGTCCCTAGTCTGTAGGTACCCCAGGGGGTCAGTAGAGTAATCTACCTCTTCCTGCTCTTCGCTATCTTCATTTACGACGACCTCGTTTGCCGAAGCGCCGATCCCATCGGACGGAGTATCCTCATACTGGAGTCCATCACCTGGGGTATCGGTGGCATCTATTGGCATCAATACCTCTCCCGTTTTTCGGCATAGCCGATTGGTTTGACATTATGTCGCTGCATTTCGCAACCATTGTCAAGTATCCTGGCCACCATGTCCTCTAAAAAGATACGAATTAAAGACGACGAAGTGGTTGAGTGGCAGCAGAGGATTGATGCTGCCGAAAAGCGCCTAGAGGAAAACCTTCTTCCACGCTGGAAGCAGGTTCTCGATGACTACGTTGCCGAACACGGGCACGACGAGCTAAGCCTCGCTGTAGACGGGGGCGTAAACTTCAACTTCCTGCTAGCCACAGCAAACGTTCTCGTTCCAAACATAATCTCCGCAGAGCCATACGTTAGGTTTCTCCCACGAAGGCCCGGGGACGAAGAGAGCGCAAGGCTAGCCGAGGGCGCGGTCAACTATGTGTTTCGTGAGATAGACGTCAAGTCAGTCGTTCAAGACGTTGTTCTCGACGGCCTGATGTTTAACTTTGGCGTTGCCAAGGTTGGCTACGATCCGTCTGGAGCGTTTCTTCTGGACGAGGAATACGAAACGGGGCCAGAGCATACTGACGCGGAGGACGAGGGGGGGCTGGACGAATACGAAGCGAGAGAGCTTCGTCGGATCATGGCAGAGGAAGACATACCCTTTGACGACGGGCCCCAAGACAACCCGACCATTGAGCGCGTTCCGCCATGGAACCTACTCACCCCTCCCGGCTACTCCGACGTACAGAAGTGCCCGTGGGTTGCCGAGCGCCTTACTGTCCGTATCGAAGACCTCAGGGCCGATGATCGGTTTTCAATCCCCAGGGAACTCTCGCCTGATGCCTGGCTAACCGAGACGCTTCCAAGCGGGTACTCCGGCACTGCCCACGACAGGGGGCACGAATACGAAGACGAGCCCGAATTCGTTACTATCTACGAGCTACGGTATTGGGCCAAAACCAAGTCCGGCCTTCGTCGCCGGATCTTGTGGCTAACCAAGACCCAGGACTACCTGAAGCCGCAAGAGTGCGTTATTCGCCACATCAACGATCCGCTTAACACTCGCGGATACCCATACAGGTCTCTTTCTTTCACGAGAATACCGGGCCGAATGCACTCCACCCAGGTTTCCGACCTAGCCGCGATTAGGGACATTGCCGCTAGGTTGAACCAAGAGTGGTCTCAGCTTTTGCACCACCACTCCATCTCGTCCAAGCGCAAGTGGGTTGGGCTGCCCGGGATCCTTGAGGACGGCTCGCTGTCCGCCCTGCTTACGTCTGATGCCGACATGGAGGTTGCAGAGATCCCGGCTAACGTGGGGGACATCAGAAACGCAATCATGCTTCTTCCAGAAGCGCCGCCCCCGTCAACCACCGTTTCCGTCATGCAGGGCCTACAGCGCCTAATGTACGAAATCAGTGGGGTTGATGTTTACCAACGCGGTGGCGTGGGGCGAAAGGGCACAACCGCCACAGAGGTGGCCATTGCCGCGCAGGGATCGTCAAACAGATCAGCCGTTCGCCTAGGAACCGTAGAGCGGTTCATTGAAAACATTGGCCGCCTAGTCCTGTCAATCATCCGCCAATACTGGGACGAGCCGCGCTACCTTCGTGTCTCTGGCCCAGCCGGGAGCGACGACTTCATAACACTGAGCCCAGGTGACATATCTGGCATGTTTGATGTCCGCGTTGAGGCTGGCAGCACCATCGGCAAAGATCCCGGCACAGAGCAGCAGGCGTTTATGGGCCTACTGAACACAATCAACGCCACGGTCAACTCCTTGATCCCTCTTGTTCAGGCGGGTATCTCTAGCCCCGACACCATCACAAACTTCGTGGATCGCGCCTTCTCGATTTGGCAGCAAGACAAGAGGATGTTGATGGAGCCGCTCGCAGCGCTCCAGGCCGCATCTACGCCAGCGCCAGCCGGTGGTGGCGGCGGTGGTGGTCCTGTGGGCCCAGAGAGCGTCCAGGGTCGGGGCATGGGGGCTGATGGGCAGCCCCTAGCTGGCCCGCCAGCAACCAGTGGCACGGGCGGCACAGCCGACGTGGCTACGCTTATGTCTAGAGTTAGGGGATAGAGTGCCTTACTACCCAATGCGCTGTCTGTTTGAAACCTGCGGCGCGGAGTTTGACTATTTCACGAAGCCTGATCTTTATGAGATCAGCAAGCGAGACGGGTTCCGAGACATCCGATGCACTCGATGTGGCAGCACCGGAACCCTGGATCGCTTCTACCCACGCGACTCAGCCCCAGCCAACCTGACCGTCAAGGGCACATGGGGCAAGCACGCCAGCCCAGAACTCAAGGGCCGCGACTTCTACACCAAGCAAGAGCGGGATCGTCAGCTTGCCGAGATTGGGCGCGTTGCAGTTCAAGACGACGAGGGCCTTGAGCCAAAGAAAAACCACGCAGCGAAAACCTTCGCCCCTGACGGCTCTGAGGTTGTGAAGCCCAAGCCTAAGAAGGCGCGTCGTGTTGTGATTGACGCAAGGGTCGCGAAGAAGAGCAAGAAGAAGAGCAAGAAGAAGGCTGCTCCGACTGGCCCTCGCCCAACCGAGATCATCCAGCAGTATGCCAGCGAGCAGGGCGGCTCTTTTAGTTACGGCGATCTCATTCGTGACATCGACACCGATCCCAAGAGCCTCCTTGGAGGGATCATTAGCGGGATCAAGACGGGGTGGCTTCAGAAGGGCGAGGCCGAGAAGACATATCGCCTCACCTCCCCTTCATAAGCAACCTGCTCTTCGCCTTCTTAGTCCAGGTTTCGTAGGCGTCCCAGTCTTCGGAAGACCACAGGTTGTGGTTGCCTGAGGCGGCCCGCACCTCTTCCTTTCTCACGTCTGCCCCGCTTCCTGGGCAGTAGTGCGCGACCGCGTTTGCGATCATCAGAGCAACACAGGCGTCGTCGTGCTTGCCTGCCGGTGCGGACATTTTCGCGTGACCCTCATCGCCGTCTGGCGTCATCTTTAGCACGCGCCTATACGCCGCCATCTCCGACAAGACGGCCTGCGAGCGTATCTTTATGTAGTCGTCTTTAAGCGCCTTCTGGGTAAGCCCCACCATTGCGGACTTGCTCTTCCTGTTGGTGTCCCAGCCAAGCATCACGGAGTTCACCGTCAGGGTGTCTACAGAGCGGCGGCGGTATAGATTCCAGTATCTGGTTTGGTTCAACATCGCAACCAGGCCAGCCCCAAGCCCCGACACTTCTGGGGCCAGGACTGCGTTGTTGTAGTACAGGGCCAACATAAGCATCTGCTCCGCCAGCACATCCAAATCCACTTTCCCGCGCCATTCCGCAACCTGCTCCATACTTGCTATGTCTATGACTACGGCGTGGTCCCAGTCACGGCTAGCCGCGCCCTTGCTTACGTCTGTGCTTACAACATATCTTCTTCCTTGGTCGGGCTTTTTCCAAACCGACAGCCTGCCAGACCCCTCCATGGTCTCCTCAATATCCGGCCTGTAGTTTGTGAATAGCCTGGCCCTGCCGCCCTCGTTCCCCGACCTGTCTACAATCTCAAACCACTTGTGTTCTGGGCAGTCGTTGTCGTCGCCCTTTTTCTGAGACTTCGGGGCGCAAAGCTCGCACCAGCACCCACAGTTCTCTATCTGGTTGTAGATGATCTTCTGGTCAAACACGGGGCTTCCGGTGGCAGAGAATGCCTCCTCGTCAGTTGACGGGTACTCCATCTTGAAGCGCTCTAGGCTTCCGCCGCACTTGCTTACGAGCGTTTCGCGCCTCCACTGCAAGCTCTCAAGGTCTAGCCACTTGTCGAAGCGATCAAGCAACGACCGCTCTTCGGCGTCTAGGCTTGCGCGGAACTCCTTCTCAGGCACGTTCAGCTTTCGCTTGTACTCGTCCATGAGGAACCACGGAGTGAAGAGCGCGTACCAAGTGCTGTCTGGGTGCCCGGGAAAGCGCCTCTTCAACGCCATCCACGGCGGAATCTCATCCCACCAAACGTTGGCCGATAGGTACTGGCTGTGGTGGAAGTCTCCCGCGCCGTTACACGTAGACTCCACGTAGACCATTGTCCCTGGCTCGTCTGGCACGACCTGCAACGTCGCCAGGAAGAACGCCTCTGGGTTCTTGTAGAAGGCGACCTCTGAGCAATGAACCTGCCTAGCCGTAAACCCACGGGCGTCGTCAATGGACTTCGCCGTCATAACGATGAACCGTGATCGCAGGCCCGCAGGCCCAGACGGCGCTCTGAAGTCTAGCTCGTATACGTTGTTGTATCTGGTAAGCGGGCGCAGCCTCTCTGGCAAGAAGTCGTAGAACATCTTGCACTTGGTGAAGATGCTTCTAACAGAGGGCTCTGTGTGTGCCGCAACCAGCGCCACTTCGTCGTGGTTGGTTATGCAGCGATGGAACATCTTTGCCTGAACGTGGGTGGAGCAGCCTAGCTGTCTGGCCTTCGCCTCCCAAACCCGCACGGGGCGCTTGGCGTTCTCCATCTCTGTGATCAGGCCCTCGCGGAGAAGCTGCGATCTGTTAAGCGCTAGCTCCTTGAACTCTCCGCTCTTCGTCTGAATCCTGAGGTGCGCCTCTGCAAACTCAATGAAGTCGTCGTGTACCCCTGAAGTAAGCTCTTCAGTCGCCTCGTCTGCGTACTTTTTTCCAGCCCTTGCCATTGTAATCCCAGATCAGTCCCTTTTGCCGCATCCTCTGACTCGGAAGGGGTATTGCTCTGTCCTTGAACGCGGCCTTCAGCCTCGTTCTCCATTCGTCTAAGTTTTGGCCCAGATCAACAACATCGTCAATATGAAGCATTCGGCAGTTCCATATTGTGTTTGTGAGCCTGTTGTGCGGGTACTGCACGAAAGCTAGTCGCATGTGGCCGTGCATAACGTCCATCAGGCGCTTTGCCTCATACCTGCTGATGTCCACCATTTCAGCGACGTGTCTTGGGGCAGCGTACCCCTCCTTGTTGGCCTCCTTGAACGCTCTCTGCGCCACCTCGTTCCAGAATACCGGGGCGTCTGGGTGAACGGGGGGGCCTACGTGCCACTTGCTATCAGCGCCCATCCACTTCGTCCACCGCATCTTTGTAACGAATGCGTTCCTCCACTGCTCAACCTCCCACCCATATCTGGCGTGGTCGTCTTGAAACCCTGGGACACGGACGTTGGTTTGGGAGTCTGGGGTCCTGTCCTGCGCCCGTCTCACCGGGCGGTAGGTTGACACCCCATCGCTGCCAGCCGGAAGACGCCAGGAGTTGACGCCCCCGACTCTGGTGTTTCTCGGCACTACGCCTCAAACATGCCGTCTTGGCGACGAGTGAACTTCTTCCTGGCGTCGGGGCGTAGCTTGAGCAGCCGCTGAAGCGAAATTAACTGCTTGGGCCTCGCTGCAACCACCGCCTCTACCTCAACCGGCTCCTCGACGGCTTCCTCAGCCTCGTCGGCTGTCTTAGCCGCATCAATGGCCCGCCCAATCTCGGAAACTAACGATGATCGGTGCTTGTTCTCTAGCTCAAGGGATAACACCGCAGAAAGGTCGTCAAGCGAAAGGTCGTCCAGCCTGCTGACCGCCTCCTTGACGCTATACTCGCTTGGATCAAAGGACACTGCACACTCCTGTTGATATGGTTTAGCCTTATGCGAAAGTAGCATAACAGCTAAGACTGGCAAAACCGCCCCAATTCAAGGAGGTCGAAATGCCCGCAAAGAGATGCCTGGCCAAGGGGAGGCGCGGACGCAAGAGCGGAAAGAGCTACACAGGTAAACCAAGTAGGAGCAGGCCCGCAAAGGGGAGCCGCGCCACGAAAAGGAAGAAATACTAATGGCTTTTGAACAAGGCGGCGGGCAGCCCTCCCCTGAAGACTTCGGAACCCCCAACGAGATCGAGGAGTTCCTTCGCATGGCCGAGCAGCAGACCGGGCTCAGCAGAGACCAGTTCGCGCGCTACGGGCAACAGGGCATCGACTACCAAACCAAGCGGGCAACCCGAGACCCCAAGGGTGCGGGAACGGTTGCCGGCAGGGGAGAGATTCAACGCTTCATGGCTGGGAGCAGAGAGCAGCTTTCCCGCCTAGCCCAGCAGAATGCCGCCGGAGGAGACCCCGCCTTTCAGACGGCTAGGCCAACCGACAGCGCCATTGGCCCGCTTCAGCCGCCCGTCTCGCAGTATGCAGAGGCCCAGGGCTTCCAGGCCCAAACCCCGAGCGCACAGGCGCTTCAGAGGCTGTACAGCGGCAGAATCACACAACTTGAGGGGGAATTAGATCAGGAGCGAAAGAACAACGTCGAAAACGCCGCCAAGGATTCGTATGAATCGGGGCTAGCAGAGGGCCGGAGCAAGGTGCTTGAGGCTGGCGCGGAGCGCGGAGAGGGAAGCCCCGCCGCTCGCAACCGACTAGCCGAAGCGCAGCGCCGACGTGCGCTAGCAAGTAAGAGCCTGGAGCAGCGGCTAGGCAAGCTGGGCAGGGGCCGTGCCTAACAACGAGGGGGCCCTGGAGAGCATCTTCGGCAAGCCAGACTATGCGGGGTCGCGGCCTGAGGGAGAGTTCGACTTCATGCCGAAGAAGAGGCTGGCCCTGCTTCGCTCGCCCGAAGACATAGAAAACGACTACTACGGAAGACACCTTGCCGCGCTGTACCAGCCCAACAGGCCAAGCGCCCTTCCGTCGTATGAGCCGGAGCGCACGACCAGACTGGAGCCACTTCAGACCACTAGCTGGGCGAAGACCCTGGGAGAGGGGGCGCTGCTTGGCGCTGGGGCCGGGGCCTTTCTGTCAAGAGTGAGGCCGGAGGTTGAGTCCGCTGCATACCTGGCGACAGAGCATCCATTCCCGGCGTCGGCAAGAGAACCCTTTTCATCGAAGGAGGTGGCGTTTGCATCCGAGAACCCGTTCGTCGCCCTCTCGTATGCCAACGACTACGGTGACGCGGGTGCGGGCAGAGTCTACCCAATTAGGGTTGAGCCGAAAGAGGTCTTAGAGGTTCCGACTGAGCCAGCAAGGCGACCAGGAAGACACGCCTTCAATCTTGAGTCTAGCCTCTTTGGAGTCAAAGGCGACAGGCCAACCGGACACAGGGAGTGGCCGACCGGGTTTTCATACAAGGCCGAGGGACTACGCCCGGGTCAGGCGAAAATGGTGCGCGGGGTTATAGACCCTAGCCCTAGGTATAACCCGGAGATCGATCCGCACCGCCTTTATGATCTTCCTAGCGAACAGTGGGCCTGGGGGAAGGGCACCGAGGCTCGCGTGGCGGGCGCTGGCCTGTCGTACAAAGAGGTTACAGAGCTAGGCCACGACGCGGCCAAGCGGGCAGGCATTGACATGCCAAGACAGGCCAGTCCGGTTATGCCAGAGCGGGCAGTCCCACGCTCGCTGCCCAACTTGTTTGGCGAGAAAAGCTCAGGATATTTGGTCAATGAGCCGTGGGAGGTCGATTACCCCGTAGAGGGTGATTACCCATCCAGCAGCGCCCGTCAAACCCCAACGGAAAGGTGGAACACAGAGCAGAGGCTAATCAAGGACTTCAGCCTAACGAAGAAGGAGGCTCGCGCCCTTGGTCTTTACGCAGCGGACTCTCCCGCTGGCGTAGCTAAGGCACAGGGCCTTGATGCAAGCCAACCAGCCTGGACCTGGGCCAGAAAAGAGCTTCCGCCCGACGTTAGCTTTTATGAAATGGACAACAAGGCTGGGCCAGCCTGGAAGAAGCCGTCATTAAGCGACGAGGACGCCAGAAAGATCATTGACGAGATAGCCAACGATCCACGCTTCAAAGGAGGCGAGGGCAAGCTGGTGTTCAGGGGGCTTCAGGGCGGATCCGGTGCCTGGCGGGATCGCGTCCTGAGAGCGGCAGCGAAGTTCGCCAAGGCGGCAAAGACCGCGCTAACCCCGGCCATGATAGCCAAGGGGGTGCTTGAGGGCGCTGCCGTTGGTGCCGTCTCAGCGGGTCTGGGAAGGGTGGCTGGCGGAGAGCCAGGGTCTGCCGGATTCCTCACCCCGCCAGAGAGGCTGCGGCTGGGGGGCGAGACTAGCCAGGAGAGGATACTGGAGGCCGTCGATAAAGAGGAGGGCCGGAAGGAAGAGTGGCGGGCCCACCTTCTAGACAAGGCAATCGAAGAGTTTGGGGAAGACGGGCTTAGAGACATGATCGAAGAAGACGCGGAGCTAGAGGATCTTCGCGTGGAAGAGTTGGTGGACATCCTGCCCTACGGCCCGACAAGAACAGAGGGGCGACCCCCAAGGCTGCCGATTGATGTGGCCGAAGAGGCGCTGGCCAAAGAGAGCGTCAAGGCAACGATCCGAGAACACAAAGACGTGCCGTTCGTCAAACGCATCCTGAACCCTGGCGACTACCTCGATTCGGACAGTGGGTTGGGATATATCGACAAGGGCGAAGATGTCTCCACTGTTCTTCTTTCCACTGCCGGATTTGACGGGAGGGAGTGGGTCTACCCAGAGATCGCGTATGAGGGCGGGAGGCTTGTTGAGAAAGAGCCCGGCGATGACGAGTGGGCCAAGCGCCAGGTTAAGGCCGGCAACGCCATCCCGTTCGACAGCTTTGAAGAGGCTGACGCTTTTGCCAGGGGGTCGTGGAAGGAACTCAGCCCAGAGGACTGGTCCGGGCTAAGGGCGGAACTAACCCCAGGGAGAGAGCGCGAAGCCCTCGACTGGAGGCCCGAAAGGGAGGACCGGCGTCCGGCCATGTCTAGGGCCCGGGACTAGCTGGTGGGCCTGCCAGGACTTGAACCTGGGACCATTCGGTTATGAGCCGACCGCTCTGACCAACTGAGCTACAGGCCCACCATCTAAACTAAAGACCCAGCCTGCACACAGGCGGACCTTCAGACCACGCGGCAAAGACGACAACGGCGGTGCCCTTGGGGCATGGCCCCCTGGCTGTCCCGTCTGGCTGTAGGAACCTAACCCTGCCAGTCATAAACGTGACCTCTGCTGCCTTCCAAACGTAGTCCCTCCAGTACCTAGTGTCGGTACATGATGGGATGAGGCAGCAAACGGTGACTCCCTTGCGTGACTCTTCGTAGGCCTTCTTCAGCCATCTAGAGATGCCCCTTCCCCACGGTGGGTTCAGGAACGCGGCACCCACCTTGTCCACCGGAACGCTCGTCCAGGTGTCTCCGTGAGTACCCTTCTCTCTGACAACACCCGGCCTATCCCAAGACACGCTAAGCGCGTCTATGTTCTCGTCAAAGTAAAGCGGGCACTTCGCGCTATCCCTAGTAGCCGCAGCATCTAGATCAAAGTCGAAGCGCTCGTTTAGCTTGTCGAAGACCTCTGGTGGGGTAGCCCACAGGGCGTTGTCTGTGCCCTCCTCCGTTTCGGACCACAGCTGCCGCGCATTGTATGGGCTGCCCATCAGAACGGGATTTCTTCTTCAGGCAGCGTCTCGCTCGCTGCGGGGGCACCGAACACTTGAATGTCGCCGGCACTAATCTCGGAGATCCACTTGGTCTCTCCGTCCTTCTCATACTTCCGGTTCTCAAGACGCCCGTCCACGTACACCGTAGCGCCCGCCTTCAGGCTCTTGTGCTGTTCCGCCATCGAGCCCCATGCCACGATTCTGTGAACCGTAGAGAAGGTCTGCTCCTTCCACTGTCGCTCTGTGCGGAGCCTGAAGCCCAGCTTGCCCTTCGTTCCGTCGCCCACTAGGCGGTGATCGGCGTCAGACTCGACGCGACCCATAACCATCACCTTATTCATGCTAGCAATCATTGCTATAACGCTCCCATCAGCTTGTTGACAGCATCCTCGTCTATTGCATCCCAGCCATGCGAAAGGGCTGCTGCCAGCCTAGCCTTGCTAGGCTTTTGTTTAACTACTGTTAGCTCCACATAACCGCGCTCAATCGCGGCATGCTTTGCCAACTCCACTGGATCTAGGTTCAATGTCTTTGCGACTAGGGGGATCCTCCGCTGCGTGAAGGGCTTCCTCAGCCCACGCTCTACGTCGCAGATGTACACCTTCGACACCCCAATAACGGTAGCCAGGTCATCTAGGCTCATGCCCAGTTCCGTCCTGGCTTCTCGTATGCTGTTTCCGAACTTGCTCATTGCGGCCTCCCTAGCCAACTTGGCGCTCCGTAAAACGAAACTCTCTGTCTTCCAGCCAGCCAAAGGGCTCTGGAAGGTGCATGGTCAGCGAGCCCGTAGTCCCGTTTCTCTGCTTCGCGATAATCACGTTGAAGTCGGTTGGGCTGGTGTTCATGTCGTGTGCGAACGGTCTGTCCACAAACAAGATCACGTCTGCATCCTGCTCAATCTGACCCGAGTCTCTTAGGTCGCTCATCTGTGGCCTCCTGTTGGCCCTATGCTCAATCTCTCTGTTCATCTGTACTACGGTGATAACCGGGACTAGCAGTTCGTTGGACATGGCCTTTATCGACCTAGAACATGCCGCCACCTCCTGCTCCCTAGTTCTTCCCTTTGTTCTGAGTAGCTGAAGATAGTCAATGGCAAGGATCCCAACCCCGTGCTTCCTCACGCCGGACGTGCAGCTTTCCAGCACCCGGTCAAGATCCGGCCTGCCAAAGTCAACCAGTATCGGAATGCCATCAAACGACCTTGCCGCCTCCTTCGCAGACTCCGCCAGCGATGTCCCAGACTTGTTCACGTCAAGCCCAAGCCGCATCTCAGCCTTTGCTATGCGCTTCGTGATGGACGGCCTGCTCATCTCTAGACTCACAAACAGGCTCGTCTTGCTGAACCTCTTCGCCATGCGCTGGAGTAGGCTAAGCACAAAGTGGCTCTTGCCGACGCTTGGCCTAGCCGCAACCACCACCATGTCGCCTGGCTGTAGCTCAAGCATCTTGTCCAGCATCGAATACCCGGTGAGGATTTGGTTCGACACCTTGTTGCCAGAGGCTATGTCCACAATCTCCTGAGCGCCTTCACGCATCAGGTCGCCCATCCAGGCTTCGGTCTCCAGCAACTGAACCTTTGGCTCTCGTATCTCTGGAGCCCCGCCGTCTTTGTTGGCCCGGAACCAGTCGCACCAGTCTCCGGCAAACCCCTCCGGCCACCGAACCGAAAGCGGGTCGGCACCCAGCGCGGCGAGGTCATCCACAATTCTCGACGTAGCTTTCTTCCCCGCCTCGTCCGCATCGAACGCAACCACGGGTCTCGTATGTCCCATCAGGCGCTCTACAAGGCTCTCCGAGCGATTTTTATTAAGCCACCCTACCCCCGGTATACCCAGCGCACACAAACCAATCTGGGCGAGGCTCAGGGCGTCTAACGCACCTTCGACCAAGAAACACCTTCCACGGCCATCCTCCCCCAGCGGCGGTGCTGTGGTGGAGGGCAGGTTGAACGGGATCGGAACCGCGCCCCGGATGTGCATGTACTTCGGCCCATCGTTCTTCTCGTCGCCGCGATGAACCCTGCGGAACTGGATGTGCGCCACAGAGCCGCTGTCGGTCAGATATGGAATGGCAATGAAGTACGCAAAGCCCATCGGGCAGTACAGCTTGTCGCTGTGTGCGGATCGTTTCGCCAGCCCCAGCTTGATGCAGGTATCGACGCTCGTGGCGTGTATCGCGGCCCCCAGCGCATCCTCTGCCTTGCCGGAACTGATGTCCGTCAGCCGATACTTGCTAGCCGTCTCCCGCCTAATCCCTCGTTCCTTCTCCAGCCACTCGAACCCAAACTCGCCCATCTCTCCCAGCGCAGCGAGGAATGATGAGCAGGCTGCGATCCGCAACTGCGTCGGTACGGCTTCTGGCTCTTCCTTCGCCTCTGGGTACACCACTTTCAGCCCATTCAGTTTGGGTCCCATCAGCCAATCGACGGACTGGTTCACGTCCCGGTCGGTAAGCCACGAAACAAGGTCTACGTTGTCGCCAGACTTCTGACAGCCATGGCACTTGAACTTCCACTTGCCGCCCTTGACGTAGAAGCTAACCGACGGCGATCCCTTGCCAGGTCCGCGACTGTGTTCAGGGCAAAACGCCTTTCTCTTGTTGCGACTCAGCGCAACTCCAAGCGTCTCTGCAACCCCTCGTATGTCCCGGGTCAGAGCGTCGTCCAGCCGCGTCACGCCGCACCGCCCTTCAACTCTGCGACGATTTGGTCAATCGCGAACGTCAGGTTCTGCGAGTTCTCCGCCCTAGCCCCGAGGCTAACCAGTGCCTTGACATGTTGCTCATGGTCATACGGATCGCCACTCTCTCCCACCGCAGCTTCTGCGGCAGCACGGACGGCCTCCATATACGGTAGCTCTGGGTTCAATACATCTTGGGCAGACAGTACATATCCGTCGTCCCTCAGATCCCGCCAAAGGCTCACGCCATTCACGTTACTTCTATACGACGTATTCCCTGCGGCTATCTCCTGCTCGCGGGCAGACTTGTTCAGCCCTGACCAGTGGTCTGTACTGTTCTCAGCCTTGAACTTCTCTGCGTTGTTAAACCACCTGTTTAGCCCGAGGCGTGCGTTCTTGTAGTACTTGCCCTTTGACTCTTCGTATGCCCTGGCCTTCTTAGCCTCAACTAGGAGGTCTAGGTTGGGGTGCAAGTCATCCTGTGCAGCTACCCAATCCTCTAACGGCTTCTTGTTCAACAGGCACTTATCGCCCCACGTAGCCCGCATATATTGAGAGAGGCTATCCTCAGACGACCCCTCTCCCCCAGACCCCCTCACCCTGGAAGGACAAGACAATACGGGACGGGACAGCGCGCGAGGAACAATATTAAAAATATTATCCTCTTTCTCCTCAGTTCTTTCTTTTTCTACTTCACTTCTCTCGACATCTGACGGGATTACACCGTTTCTAACAATAATCTCAGATGTGGACCGTGACGGCCCATTGCCCTTTTCAGCGAGCCTGGGAGTAACCCAACCAGCCTTGGATTTGTTCACTCCTTCACCCTTACCCTGGCTCGTCCACACACAGGAACCCTCTACGATCAACCCCACACTCCGGTAATGATCCAAGGCCCGAACCCACACCTCTCGGGGAATTCGCTCCACAACTGGGAACACCTCAAGGTCCCTGGCTGTCAACGCTCCGTCTGCACGCTTCAAGGCTGCGACAACCTGAGGCCATAACGCGACCGCCTCCCAACCGCCCATGACCAAATCAGGATCGTCACGGAAATCTACGTCTATTCGTACCCACGGTGTACCCACTGATATGCCCCTCCAAAGAGCCGCTGAAACCAACAAGGATGATGTTGTAACCTAAGCGGCTAATGAAGGTCAACGAAAGTGTTGAAAAAAGGCTGGGGAATGAAAGACGTGCTTACGTTCCTCCAATATTATTTACACGCGCAGACCCCCCGGGGGGGTGGGTTGGTCGATTCGGCTAGCGTGCGGGCTTGCCTGCGGATCGGGGGGCTACTCGCGGCTGACTAGATTCGGTGGCCTAGCGTCCAGCCCAGGGAGGGGCAGCTAGCAGCAAGGGCAGCGACTGGAAGTTACGCCAGCTGTTGCCGGATGTTGTGCCGAGCCTAGGCCAGTGACTAGCAGGGGAGACGCGCGAGAAGGGCCCTCAGGCGCTGTTAGAGACGTTTTGGGAGGCTAGGCATGCCGTGATACCTGGGAGAGGCTAGGGCAAGAATCGAG